TATACCTTATAGAGTATATAGTCAAGCACGTATGTAATATACGTTACAATTTTATAAAATCTTTAGAAGTCAAAAATTTTCCCGAATTTTTTTTCCCCGATCTGGGAAATCACTTCTTGGATTTGGTTTTGGGTGCTTCTACTCCCCACGTCTTTGGATTGTGTGTACCCTTACCATAACCAATGCTCTTCATACCATCACGAAACTTGTCATAGTACATATCAAAGATACATACTGCTTTTTGACCACGAGTTAAATCGTATCTGGTGTCACCATCAACAACATAGGTTATGATACTTGCATCATTGGGACAGTCTTTAGTATTGACTTGCTCCCAAGTGCCGTTGTCAATCATAATTTCTACACCATATTTTTTCTTAGAATTTTCTTTTTCTGATGTAGTCCATGACTCCACGGATTTTTCCTCTTGTTTTGTACTAGGTGCTTCACCCAACTTAGTAGACATCAGGAGCGTCCACCCCACTTGATATCTGGATAAGCTTCCTCAACAACATCCATAGTGATTTTATATTTGTCGGAAAGTTTCTTGTCCTTCACCAAACAAATAATTTCTGCTTCAAGTGGATGTAATCCTTGCAGAAGATTGATAAACATAGTCTCTCTACGGAGATTAGTAAGACCATCATTACCACCTTTAATAAAGTGGTAGAAGTTCTTACATTCTCTACGAATGGTGGTTCTTGCTTGTTTGTCAGCATTGCCCATAGAGAATGATCCAGTTTCGTGCATACGACGAATCTCATCACTCATCTTTGCATTGATACCCCCAGTGTTAGCGACCTGATCATCAAAGTCAGCATAAGGAACTTCACCAGGTGGCAGTAAAGAGATCACACTCTCATCAAAGTTCCAGATGAAAAGCATCTTAAGGGATACATCTTCAAACTTTTTGAGTGCTTCTACTTTCTTTGCTTTTGTTCTTTGCTTTGATACAACATCCAAGACCTCAAATGACAAGGGATTTCTTGGAAGGTCTGGGATGGCAGTAACCTTGACTGACTTTGGTTTAGTACTAGTCCTAGGTTTCTTCGTCGTACTCGGTGTCTTCTTCGCTGTTGTCATGATAGTTTTCAAAATTAAATGCTATGACCTCATCTGGAATCAGGTTACCCTGTTCATCAAACATTTCGGGGTGAGGTCTTGGTACTTCCCGATAGTTCATCATATATTCTCTAGCAGTCCAACCACCAATCAATCCCACTATAAGAAACAATATGGTTAGGAATGAACCAAAAACTAAACTAACTGCTAACATTGTTCTTACCTCTGGGAACTACTTTTCTTTTCTTTGATGCCAAAGAGAATTCAAAATAGATAGTTACTTCCCTATTGAAAAAGCATACCATCTTTTCAAAGATTATATGAAATGGTTGTTTTTTCCTTACACCTCCGCTGAGTATTAAATTAAATCCCCTGTTTATGTGGGATTTGTGTTTATTTATGTTACCTTCAGACGATTTGATTTTTTTTGAGGAACCGAATGGTATCAACACAACCTCCTAGAGTTTCATCGTCACATATAACTTGAGGGAATGTAGATCCCTCACCAAACTTATCATAAAATTCATCCTTTGTAAAGTGTTCGTTCAAAGTTTGAACGGTAAAGTCTCTACCGGTTAATTCCAAAACGGTCTTAACTTTATAGCAGTAAGGACAATTTTCTTTAGAAAAAATCGTAAAGTTCATATCAATCAAAAAAGAATATGTGAAAAAGTCTAGAGTCTTCTTTAGTTTGACCAAAATATTTTGATGCTGCGTGAATGTTTTGTGCATCAAAAATGAATAGTCTGTTGAAAACATTACCAACAGAGTCAACCAGATCAAACTTTGTGTCATCATAGAATCCACCAGTGAAAGCATCAGGACTTCCATAACGAGAACCTGTATTTTTACTGGCGTACAAAGAGGTTCCTGTATTGTATGGTGCATTTGGAGTCAAGTATAACATAGCTGCCCACTTCTGTCCATCATTATGATACACAAGATCATCTTCGGCAGTACAGAATTGAAATCTACCACACATTCCGTGAGACTCCCATTCACAGATCTTGATACCCATAATCTTTTCAATTGCTTGCTTTGTTCCAGGCAAAAAGAACTGTTCCACACTGCGACTACCTTTGAAGTATTCTTTCTGTGGTTTAAATTCTTGCTGTAAAGCAAACTCTCTGACTGCATATGGGTCAGCATAAAAATTATCAACAACCCAAATAGTTGGATTAGATTGTCGATTAATTGTTAATGGAACTATTCTCATTTGGATGACATATCACAGGCGACTTGATGTAATGACTTTCCATAATCACCTGCGTCAATGTAGAAATTAGTGTGAAGTAAAAACTTGAACTGTGGGAATGGCATCTTTCTTTCTGGATCTACCAATCTTTCTGTCTGCATCTTCATTGATTGCCAGTCTTCCATAGAATAATATGTTTCAGCAAGACCTACTATATGCTCATTCCTAACAGGACAAAACTCTTCTGCACGAATAAAAGAATCAATTGCATCTTCATATTCATTACATCTACGTTGCATATTACCAATAGCAAACAGAGAATAGTATCCAAGTTCATCGATGTATGGAGCAGTTCCAACTTCATCATACTTAAAACGATAATTCAAATAATTTTTGAAGTAGAAGATACATCTACGTGCATATTCTTTAGAATGAATTTCACCTAAAGGATATTTTCCAATGTTCACTGCATCATAGTAACTTTTTCCAAGATACCAGAAGTGGTAGGTGTCTTGTAAAAGTGTTCCACCAGCAACTACAGTCTTTTCAAGTTCAACAGCATCAACCAAGAACTTATTAGGATCTACCCAAGTCTCACCGTCGTTGGTAATAATATGATTAAATCCTGGTGAAAGATCATATGCATTATATTGATCATTCTCAAGATAGATTGTTTCGTGGCGTCTATCGTGATTGAAGTGCCAGGGTAATCTTGCATTCCAGAACCAAGTTCTATAATACATCGAACCTGGTGCTTTCGCAGTGATATTGAAACACTGAATTGATGTATCATTGATCGGAGTCCAATCATAATCTTCATCAACCTCAAGTTGCTCATCAGCATCCATACGAAGAATCCAATCACAATCGTGATCTGCAGTCAATGCTTTTTGTAAGGTATGATCCCTATTGATTCCAGGATAATCCCACTCATGCATATAAGTGAATCCAGAAATATCTTTATCGGCAAAGAAGTTTTCAATTATTTGTCTGGTATTATCATTACCATTACATTGAATAACCCAGTAATCAATGTATTGATAACAGGAATTGAGCATCCTTTCTATGACGTGCTCTTCATTCCCAACCATTGCGTTGAGGCAAATTTTAGTTTGCTTTTTCATATTGTCAATTCTCCAGGGAGTCTTTGTTCATCTTTAATTGCTACCAACCAGGCGGAAACACAAGGAATATGTGGTGACATTTCCCAAGTATCTAGACGATATGATTGAAAGCGAATATCTTTGTTTCTAATAAATTGTGCTTTTGTCCAGTCAGTATAATACCAGAAACTATGTTCGTTCCAGAAACTGACGTGAGTAGGATCTTGCCAGGCACCACGACCATCAGTAGAGGGAACTTCAATGAAAGCCCAACCACCGTGTGCAAGAACACGATGAATCTCTCTCATCGTTTTGATAGGATCTCTCAGATGTTCAATGATGTGACTGGCGTTAACAACACCTACACTATTATCTGGAAGAGGGATGCCTTCATTGAGATCACAAGTAATATCAGCACCTTCTTGATCGATAGTCATATATCCTGGTTTTGGAAATAGACCACCACCAATATCAACCTTCAATAGTCCTTTGAGATCTGCATCTCTCTCTGCAAGTTGATATGCATACTGACGTTGTAACTCTACAGTTTTAGTTTGAATAGCAGCGTTTCTTTCCAGATATGTATTATCTCCAGTAATCCTATAAATGTAAAGAGGTTCTGGAATGTGATACATCCTTGTCTTCAAATATGTGCGAATCATCAGTTCGTGATCGTCGCAGATATCTAATTCAACATTATGTCCACCGATGTCACAATAGATGTTTGTTCTCCAAGATCTAATATGATCTGGAGCATACCAAATGAAACCAAGACTATGACTAGTTGGTTCCCAGGTATTCATCGCATAAAGTTCTTTGTCATTATGCTTATATCGATAGTAAGTCCATCCGTGTGATTCATTATAAGGAACAAAGTCATCATCAAGAATTGCAACGTCACTATATACAAATCCAATCTCTGAATCTTGATATGCTTTGTTTAGTTCTTCAAGACAATTTGGAGTGATGATGTCATCACTATCCACTTCCACAAGAACATCACCCTCACCTTTATGAAAGGCATGATGCTTGTGATATCCAACACTGGTAGATTTTTCTTCAGTTCGATATATCCTTACTCTTTCATCTTTAACAATCTTTTGTGGTAGATCTTTTTCATTCAGATCATTGTTCAACCACAATACCCATTCCCAGTTCTCGTAGGTTTGAGCAGCAATACTATTGTACAGCACTATAAGATATGGCGTCTTCTTATGTGCAGGCGTGATAATACTAAACTTATGATTCATTCAAATATCAATGATATAAAAGTATTGTAGAAGATTATGGTGCAGAAGTCAAGTTTTTATCCAGTAATTTCCATCACAGTAATACTAGAAGTGGTTCTAGGATGGTAAGCGTTGTTATTATTAGAATGAGTTCTATTAAGGTATCCCGTAGAACCACCTTCTTGTGACATATAAATTTGATAAGTTGTTGCGGATGTTTCGCTTGGAGAATCTAAAAACATACCACTAAGTCCTGCTGGCCAATTAGATTCCTTATGTCTTACAGATTTAAAAGCTCTATCTTGAGATGATTCCCCTTGGTCACCTCTTGCACCACTAACTACTGAATTGTCTCTGTAGATATAAAACCAAGATGTATAATTTCCAGCACTTGCAGATGAATTTACATCCATATAGATAAGAATCTTAGAGTCAGATCTAGTTGGTGTGATAGTAGCTGTCAAACCAGTAACTGCCGTTGGATCTTCACTATTCAAAGTAAAAGTATCCGTTTTTGTTGTTGACACTACCTGTATGATACCACCACTAGCACCGGAAGGCAATCCATCTTTTGGAATAATTCTATTTGTTCTTAATTCTGACATTATCCTGATACCTCCATTACTGTTAATGATGAAGCAGTCCTTGGATAACCTACACTGTTGTTATCAGTTCCTGTGCGATTAAGATATCCAGTCGCTTGCGGTGCTTTCCACTGAATTCTGTAAGTAATTGCAGAACTTGTACTAGGTGAGTCTAAAAAAGTACCATATGTTGTATCTAATTGGTATACTGTACTGTTATCATGTCCATCTTCAAGACCCCAAGTACAACTAGACCTACTACCATCAGAATCTCCAATAAATATATCAGTAGAATCTCTAACAAATTTCCACGCTACTGCTGCTGTATAACTGCTATAACCTATTTTTAAATCACCAATTAATAAAAATTTACTGGTATTAGTTTTTGGTGTAATAGAAACAGTTAAAATATCAGCAAAAGTTGATGAACTTATTGAAGCTGTATCAGTTTTTGTTGTTTGAACAATTTGAATAATTCCACCCCCACCACCAGAGGGAATACCGGATGTAGGTATAATTCTATCTACTCTAAGTTCGGATGCCATATCAAGAAGGTTCGGTGGGCCAAGTTACGGAAGTTATATCCAATTCATAACTAGAGTCAAGAGTTGGAGTTGCAGAAGCAGGAAGATCTCTCAGTGCTTGGCGATAAGTCTTAAAGGCACTAGAAAGATTAGTTCCAGTCTCTTTTGCCATAACAACTTTCCAATCATCCTTTGCAAGTCTTTTATCTCTTTCAACACGCA